GGTCTGATATGTAGAGCTCATTATCAACATACTTGTAGTAATGTTTAGGAATGTAAACAAGTACACTTCCGTTTGCATCTGTATAGTTTCCATAGTTTGGAGATGCTATATCATTGTGACCGCTCATTCCAACCCATCCAGATGGAAGCAAATCAGCAGGGCATGTAGCCACCCCGAATCCTATCTCTCCAGGAGTGCCAATACTAAAAATCTTGTCATTTGTAAGTGCTGTTGAAGATTCAAGTGCTTTTAAAACATATGCAATCTCTTTTGCACTACTTGTTGCACTAAGTTCATTTACTTTTGTGTTTATTGCACTAGAGAAAGTACTGCCAAGCTGTCCACTGTCCGCTAAACTCTTTACGAGATAACTCACATCTTCTAATGAAGACGCGCTGTTAATAAGCTCTAATGAACGTTCTTTTAATGTCTGTGTAGTTGTCATTTATTATTCCTTTTTTAAAAATTGAAACCGAGAAAATTTTCAATACAGTTTGTTTTTAGTGTAAGTGCGGTATCAATTTGTGCTTTGTCATATGCTTCATTTGCAAGACCACTTCCTATGGTATGTAAAATTTTAGAAGCATCTACGCTTGCAGCGCTGTCTGCTGCGTTAGCCTCGCTTGCCTTAGCATTAGATTCGCTTGCAGCTGCATTAGATTCAGAAGTTTTTGCACTATCCTCACTTATTTCTGCTGCACTTGCACTTGAAGCTGCTGCATTAGCTTGATTGACAGCATCTAAGACAGCACTCATATTCCCGCTTACATTAACGATATCGCTTAATTTTGCAAATATTGCATCTAATGTATCTTTGTTTGTATAGAGACTATCAAGTATATTTTTGTCAGCAAACAAAGAATCAAGTGTTGCTTTATCTGCAAACAAAGAATCAAGTATTACTTTATCTGCAAACAAAGAATCAAGTATTACTTTATCTGCAAACAAAGAATCAAGTGTTACTTTATCTGCAAACAAAGAATCAAGTGTTACTTTATCTGCAAACAAAGAATCAAGTATTACTTTGTCTGCAAACAAAGAATCAAGTATTACTTTATCTGCAAACAAAGAATCAAGTGTTACTTTATCTGCAAACAAAGAATCAAGTGTTACTTTATCTGCAAACAAAGAATCAAGTGTTGTTTTATCCGCATAAAGGCTATCGAGTACTGTTTTGTCATTTGCAAGTGAAACCATCTCTGCTTGTATTGGTTCTAAGATAGTTACCGCATCTATTGATGTTATAATGCTGTTCATTTTTGCATATATTTCGTTGACTTGTATTATAAAACTCATTGTATATCCCCTGTTTGTAATGTAGATAAATATGCATCCATAAGACGGATAACATCTATTGTTGAAGTTGTAGAGATTACATTGTCGGCATAGTATTCATAGAGAGTGACGACATCCTGTTCTCTTACATTAAAATGTGCATTACCACCGCTAAAATAGACATCAAGTTTTTTAAGAAATGAATTTTCTAATTTTTTTGTATATTTATTGATGATAGATGCAACACATCCAAATTGAAGAAGTGAGTATAAATCATGGGGTGCAGAACTCGAATCAGACAACCGCAACTCAAAATTATAATAAATACCATTTTCAAGCGTTATTTTGTAGTGAGATAATACATCCATTGCCTCATTTTCAAGAAGTGTTTTACTAAATACAGTATTTGATAGTGTTATAGTCTCATCGACACCATAACCGTCACTTGCACGTGTGCATAAGTTTCCCATACTGTCAACAAGTTCTAGTTTTATAACATCGCCGACATTAAGACCGATTAATGATATACCTAGAGTAACATCTCTCAAAAAAACACCTCTTCAAATTATTAAAAAAGTGTAGCTGTTTTTAAAGCGTTAACTATACGCTCTAAAGAGGAGTTTTCACACTCTCCATTTTGCCCTTGGATGTCCTCTGTTCGTTCTGTCTGCTATATTCACAGTTTTTGATTCTCTTTTTACTCTTGGACTTACAAAAGCATTGATAACAACATTTGCTATGGTTTCTATGCAGTCATCCTGCTTTGAGTCCTTTTCTGGATGAAAACCAAGATATTCTTGCTTTACCTGTTGCTCTCCATCTGCACCGACCAAAAATCGTATTTGATGATTTTTTAGATAAGTTATGCTCTGATCGATCTTCTGGTTTTTACTTATCTTTGTTTTTGGATTAAATAAAATAACTCTGTTTGTAATGATTGGTTTGCCGGATGATTTAAGCTTATAGTTTACTTTTTGTATCTCTTTTTTTAAGTATTGCTCCGTAATTATTCCGCCGCCACTACTCTCCATAAAAACAGGAACATTAGGATTTTCAAGCATAATCTGTATGATGTGAGTAATAAACTCCTCATTGCTCCACTTTCCAAACCATGTGCCATAAACATTATAAAGATCTATCTTTTCACTGCTTAAACTCACTCCAACAAGACTTATAGCGCGATTGTCACTTGTCTCCTTAATACTCTGCGCAGGATCTATACTAATACACTTATTATCTTCATCAATCTCCCATTTTGCAACACTTACAAAATCTTCACTGCTTACATACCCTGTTTCTATTGTTCTAGGATCTTGCATATATTGAGAATACCAGTCCTCTTTCATTACCACTTTTTGTCGTTCTAATTTTTCAACATCTTCAAAATAAGGATTAAGTGGTTCATTGGAAGCTCTTTCATAATGAAAATCAAAAAAATCATATACACGGGGTTCGCTCTCAATTCCTGTAAGATTTATATGTGTCCAAATGTCTGGCTCTTCATCAAGAAGATATCCGACAAGGTCATCTTCATGAAGTCGTTGCATTATGACAATAATAGCACTGTTTGGATCATCTTTTCGAAGCCGTGAAGAGATGCTTCCTCGATAAAAGTTCTTTACCAAGTCTCGTGTTGCTTTAGAATTCTTTTCTATCGCTTTCATCGGATCATCAATAATGACGACATTGCCATGAAAACCTGTAATACCACCACCAACAGTAGTAGAGAACATACCACCGTTAGATTCTAAATACCACTCTTTATCAGCTTTCTTTCTCCCTAAACTTACACCTTCAAACACTTTTTTATAAGCACTTGAAGTTATAAGCTCTTTCACTTCTGCCGGTGTTTTTGTTGCTAAATCATCACTGTATGAAGTATATATAACTCTCTTTTTGGGCGCATTCCCTAAAAACCAAGATACAAAAAGACGAACGGCAAATTCTGTCTTTCCATATGCAGGGGGCATATTTACAATAAGCCTAGTAACTTCTCCGCTTGCAACTTTCATTAAAGCATCACATAAAAGTTTATGATACCAAGATTCCAAAAGAAGAGTTTCATACTCCTCCTCAAATATATATCGCCCATAATGCAACAAATCTTTTCTAGCCATAGCCAAACGAATAGGCTCGGCTTTTTTCTTTGCAAGGGCTTTTTGTATCTCATTCATTCTTTAACAAACCCTAAAATGGAATTTCATCTTCATCAACTTCCACTACAGGTATCTGGCTTCCATCTTGCTTTGTGTAACTCTGTTGTGTTTCTTGTTGAGCATAGCTGGCTTGTGCAGGAGCACTATTTTGCATATCTTGATTTTGCATTTTTCTATATGGCTCCGCAACAACATTGTAAAGATGATTTTCATCTAGTTTTTTATCTGCATCAACACTGAAAAGTGTAAAGTAAATAGCCTCTTCTTGAACAAAAGGATCAAATATCTTTGCTCTTTTATACGCTAAACCGTTTTCACTTACTGCATCTTTAATATTTCCGACAATAACAGAAGGCAAACTCTCTCCTCGATTACTTAAATTTGTCCAAATATGATAATCAGGATGATCCTCTTTACCTTGAACAGGCACACCACCTTGTGCTACTGTTTTTCCCTCGGGAAATTTTATTTTATTAACAGATATAGTAAACTTCTTTCGCACTGTAATTGTTCTAATGTCTAAAGTAATCAAAGGAATTACATTCCCACCTTTTATATAACTGTCTTTATAGACTCTTCCTATTTGTGCCATCTTATTTTTCTCCTTTTTCTAATCTAGCTTTTCTTTTTTTTCTTAGCTTTTTTTTCTCACTTGCTCTCATGTCTTCATATCCTTACATAAACTCAGGCATCTCAAACGATGCAGGTTCATCGTTTGGTATCTCTTCATAGACTGTCTCTATGACTTTCACCGGAGGTTTTCTAAATTTGTCTAACGGTTTTGCAGCATTACCGTGTTCATCAACTTCTACTCTATAAAAATCACTTGTCTGTGGAACAAACATCAATGTTTGAGCAGGATGCTTGTGCGTATCTTTGTTTTTATTCCATATTACAGTACGCATCTCATCCTGTGGATCTTTTGGCTTAGCTTTGCTAAGATGGAACCAAACATATGCCTCATGGTCTGCATTCATACTTCCCTTCACGCTTATCATGCTTGATTTCAAATCCTCTTTTGAACTCTGTACTACAACAATAATTGGAATTTTTAACTCCTTAGATAATTTTCCAAGTTTTGAAAAAGTCTCACTAATTCGTCTCTCATCTGTTTTAAGATCAGGGTTGTTATTTGTCATACGCATCATAGAGTCAAGTGCTACAAGTTTTATATCGTGGAGCTTATGTTGTAATCGAATCTCTGCCATAATTGCATTTATCTCATAAACATCATCAAAAGTATAAATATTGTCAATGTTCCCATCAAAATTACCATCTTCTTGCTGCTGCTCTACATTCTCATCATAAAGATCTTGCCCAAACTCCATACTTCCAAACATTACAGGATGTTCACGGCTCACATTTTCTATAAGTCGTGTAAGAACAAAAGTTTTCCCACTCTGCTTAAGACCGCTAATAAAAAATAACCCCTCGTTTCGAATGCCTTTGTTCCCGTGCTTATCTGTCAATACAGTGTCTATAAAAGGTATATGTGTTTTTATTCTCTGTACAGGTGGTAATGCTTTTCGAAGTTTTCTTACATCGCTAAGTCGTTTTGTAGATGACGAGTTGTTAAGACTGACTTGTTTGTCTATAGCGTTTTGTATCATCTGTTGTACAGCATCGGAACCTACGCTTGAATCTTGCAGCATTGTTGTAATGTCTGTGCTCAGTGCTTGCAACATTTTTTTATGATAATCTTCTCTTAAAAGTGCAATATGCTCTAAAAGAACACTTTGTGAAACTTCTTTTTCAGACATAACCCTTAAAAGAAGATCTTCAGGATGTGAAACATTGGCTTTTTTCATATACTGCAAAACAGTACTGTCATCAAAGCCAATATCACCATCATAGAGCAATTTCATAACATCAAACATGCTCTGTTGTGCAGCATCTTCAAAAAGCTCACGGGACACGCCACTAGCCATTACGGCATTGATATCAATCGTATTAAAATCATTTGCCGTAAGAATGCTTCCAAGAACAAGCAAGCGAATCTGTTCTAAATTATTCACAAATCATCCCTTCTGCCTCAAAGCTGTGTCGCTCTAGCCATTCATAAATTTTCTTACGAGAATAAAATATAAAACCACCTATCTTGGAGTATGGTATTGTTTTTTCGCTTCTGTATTTTGCCTGTGTGCTTTGTGCTATTCCAAACTCTTCTTCAAGAGTTTTTGTATTGAGCCAGTTCCCGTCTTTCATTAGTAAAACCCCACTTTCAAATCAGCTATTAATTTACAATGTACAAGATTGTCAGCATCTTGCATATTTGCCAAGAATGGTTGATACTTCATCATAAGCTCTTTAACATCTTGTTCAAGCTTGATAAAGTGCATCCCTTTGATGGTTATATATTCAAACCACTCTTCACCTATATTTTTCATAAACTCTATGCGGTTTAAAAATATCTCTTTACGAACACTCAATGTATCGGCAAGTTCACCGACTGGAACATAATTGTCAAGATTTGTAACTTTTTGTTTAACACTCTCGTCTAAAATATCCTTGTATATATATGAATTATGACGAATAACAAATACCTTTTCCGGATATTGTTTTTTTAAACACTCAGAACTCCATTCCAAACCATCTATATCATCAATCTCTTTTAATAAAACCAAACCATCAAGCATTCGTATCATCCGTAAAGTCCTCTCATTCCATTTTCGCCGTCATTTGCATGAAACTTTTTGTAATTTCTGCACCAAGTCGAATAAGCACTTAACCAATTCGCAAAAGCATTACCATTTTTCACATGATGTTCTATAAAAATATCAAACTCACTAAATGGAACGCTGTGTTTTTCACTCATCTCTTTTGCTCTTGATTTTAATATTACAAGATATTCGTCTTTAAGATTTTCAAAACGAACTTTTTTAGTAAGTGTCAGTATTGGTTTTTTTCTATTTTTTTGTGGAGACTGTTTAATATTTGTTATTTCATTCTTTGAAAATGATGTAATGTACTGAAGTGCTTTATCTGTGAAAATATATGCAGGATATTTATTATTATCATTCGATTTAATCAGTGCAGCGTCTTTAAGTTCTTTGATTGCTCTTGATAATGTTCTTTTGCTTTTTATAAAATATGGAATTTGATTCATTACCATATTTTGATAAAGAATAGTATATCTCTCATCTTCGATAATCGTCTGTTCAATGTATGGAAGAGACATAAGTTGTTTAAATGTCTCAAACACTATGAGAGCATTTCCACTTATGTTTTCTTCTTTTGCCATTTTTTGATTAAGATAAAGATTATAGAGCATTACTATTTTTCGCCGCCATTTGCGTTTTTTTACTTCGTGTAGCAGATGCAATATAATCTTCAATATTCTTCTTTGTAAAACGAACGGATCCTCTTACTTTCAAATAATCAATAGCACCATCCATTACCAGTCTATCAACAGTCACGTAACTGACATTTAAAATTTTTGCAAGATCATCTTTTGTAACAGGAACTGCAAAACATTCCATTTTATGTTCATATTCCATTTTAAGCCCTTTCCAACGCTGTTTTAGTTATAATTGATATATATAGTGTGTAATTGTAGTACAAAAAAGGTATAAAGTCAAGAAAAGGATTACAAATGTTTGAATTCAATACGACAATGGAACGATTAAAGGAATACTTTGCAGTAAAAACTAACGCTGATGTGGCAAGGAAGCTCGGAATTGACTATAATCAAATAAAAGGGTGGAGCACAAGAAAAAAGGTTACAGTCGCTAATCTTCTTGAATATTTAAAAGATGAGCCAATAAATCTTACTTGGCTAGTACACGGAAAAGGAAATATGCGAATAGGGGAGAGTGATGATATTTTAAATGCTATCACAAAAATTGAGCTTGCATTTGAAAAGGATATTGATCCAAAAATAATAGAACGCATTAGTGAAGATGAAAAACTCCAAAAACTTCTCTCTCTTTTGGAATATGCTCCAAATGAATTTTTAGAGCAGATAATTAGCAGACTAGAAGAGTTTAAAAAACTATCTGAAATTTAAAAAAGAGTGTTGCATATATATACTCTTTAAAAAAGAGTATAGGTATTATATATATACCCGCCATTTTTACCTCTATAAATTTTACTCTATTGATGCCATTTTTACCTCGATAATGTAAAAATAAAAAAAATAAAAACTCGCCGTCATTTGAAATTTTTTAAACGAAAAAATAAGCAATTCCAAAGATAGGCTTCGCCGTCATTTGAAAATTTTTTAGAAAAACACACTAAATAATGTGTTCAATTAATCTAAGAAATAAAGAAATGTAAGGTTAATCTGATAACTTATTGTGCATATATCGCATATGTATGTTAGAGAGCAGCCCTGCTGGGGAATGTACCTCCCCCTCAATTTATCAGATTCAAAAATCAGAAAAATAAACACGCTGCATAAGAGTGCAATATAATTTTAATCCTCACGCAAGATCCTATAGATATCAATTAAAACAGACAAACCTTAAGCCATAATCCATAAAAAACAGCCTTGAACCTTAAACACACACCAAAACTTAAACAAACAGCCCTAAACCTTAAACTAAACATATTAAAATAAATAAAAAAATATGTTTTGACCACTGTGACCATTTTCCTTACATCAAGAAAACGATACACCTTTGCAGCAGATATAAAAGAAAATCCACTAAAAATAAAAGAAAGACCACCAAAACCAAAACCGAAAACTCCGAAAAAAATATAAAAAACCAAACTCACCCACCACTTCCTTCGTAAAAATGTGCATTTTCACGACTGTTCATCTCTCATAGCTTCAAGTTCAACTCTTTTATTTAATTGTTCATCTCTTTGATATTTAATATTTCATAAAAAACCGAAAAGTGTCAAAAAAACCTAAAAAAATTTCAAATGGCGGCGAGTTTTTTGGTGGTGGTGGAGTTGTGCAGATGGATGTCGAATTGCTTGAAAGTGGCTGTTTTAGGGCTTTTTGTTAAAAAAAGAGGCTCATATAAAGCCCTACAAGGACTTTTTATGCTTCAAGAGGTGTCTTAGTATTAGTTGAAGTGTTCTGTGCAATGTTTTTAAAATTTAAGATTTTTATAGAACATTGTAGGATCTGTTTTGCCAACTGTATGATGTCCGTCAGTTGAACCTGTATGAGCTGATATTGAATTGTCTTTGTTGCTGCGTGAGCTTGTTCCTGTTGCAAAGCTGTTCCACTCTGCTATGGCATCATTGACAGCTCTTGTCTCTTTATTTGCTATAGCTCTATGCTTCCGTATAAAATCATCCATACAAGCTTTATATCTGTTTGCATCGGCATTATAATTGCGAACAGCTCTGTTGTCCGTAAATGACGTCGGCTTAATAGGTCTTGCACATTGAGGCTTTGGAATTTCTGCGTGGAGTGTTACTATTAGCAATAGTGAATACAGTGCGACTTTATTCATAATTTAGTCCTTTTTGTAAGTTATTTAACATCACAAGCGATATTTACAGCAACCATTGCAGATATGTATTCGTTTTTATGTCTATCGTCTGCAGAATCTATGATAATTGCAGCTCTGTTTGCAATATCTTTAATATTTAATATCTTCTTACACTTATTATATGCATTTGAAGAGTCTAATATAGATTTAATATATCCTTTAAACTCAAAATAGCTGAAAGCTGTATCAAGATTGTTTATATAATCAAAATCTTTATTATATGCAACATTGTAATCATGTGCAAGCCTATATATGCTTTTATCTTCTGCGCACAAAAGAGCAGCAGATAAAAGAAACAAGGTTATTATTTTACTCATCTCGTTCAACCTTGTCACTTATGACATCTTTTATCTCTAAAAGTTTTTTAATCTTATGTATATCAAGATCGTTCACTTTGCAAAATGCTCCTATCTTTACCAAATCAAGAAGAACTGGATGATTTACACGCCAATTCTTTATAGTACCTTCTTTTTTCCCTAACATCTCTGCTATATCTCTGTATAGTATATTTTTCATGCTTCAATTTTAACAAAAATCACTAATAAATTAACTTAAACATATTAAAGTAATATATTCATTACTTTTTTAATATGTTTTTAAGGTAACTAATTATAGACTTTCAATATAACAAGTCATTAATAAGTGACTTATAAAGGAAAAAACAAAATGTTAGTAGATAATTTAAACCAAACCCGAACAATAGTTGAAATCGCTTTAATTACAGTCCCGAGTATATTTTATATACTTCAAATGTTTAAAGTATATAAAACGATCAAAGGATAAGAGAATGAAATATTATGAATATAAACAAACGAGAGAAACACAAGTGACAGAACTGTTTAATAAGTATGAAGTGTTTTTTGCTTTTAGCAAATCACAGCTTGAAGAAAAGAAAAAAGATGGTGTTAAGTACTACTCTTTAGATGGAGGAATGTTTATACCTCAATCAAATTATGATCTGTTTAACGATGAATTTAAGCAACAAGATATGAACTTTATAAAAAAAGCAAAAGAACTTTTTTCTCCTATTGAAATAATAAGATATGAGCTTGCAAATCACGAGTACTGCATAACTTATGATCTAAGTGATACAAAGGATGTACTTGAAGAGTTTAATTTTAGTGATGAACAATATAAAGCAGCAATAAAAGACTATTTGTTGCATTGTGAATTTTAAAACGGGAGGAAAAGAAACATGGCAAAGCTAGTAAAAAAAGCAGACTCACTGTTCCAGAAGTTTGAAAGCAAAATGGAACAATGGGCTGAAAGATTGTTTTAAAAATCATTTATCAGATTACAAGTAGTGAGATACTTGTAATCGAATGAGTGATTATATCACAAAAAAAGGAGTCTAATTATGAGAAATGTGGTACATCGTGAACTTGTCATTAAAAACAAAGAAATTTTTGAAAGATACAAGAATCTTACAGATGAAAATATTATCTATTTTGATGAAGATATTGATGGAATAATTATAGATATTGAAGACATCTTAGAATTTAATCTTTCGCAAGAGTATCAATTTGTAAAAGTTATAGAACAAAACATGTTTTATTACAGCGTTATAATAATTTACAAGGAGTAAATCATGGCACGTCCAAAAGGAACAACACGAGCGAAAAAGCCCATACTTAAGAGAGAGTTTGAGCGACTCATAAACGCAGTAAACAGAAGCTTGGAGATAAAAAGCCCTACAAAGATGAAATTAACGAGAGCTTTTACACTTTTGTATCTTACTGGGTGTCGCGTGAGCGAAATAGCAGAACTAAAAACAAGTGATGTTTCGTATATGATAGAAGAGAACGAGTACTCTTTAGCAAATAACACAAAGACAAAGAGTGCAAGACTTATCTCGTTTGATGAAGATTATATGCAAATAGAATTTCTAAAAAAGATACTACCTCTTGATGACGGGTATCTTTTCGCAAAAAACAACTCAAACAAAGCTATGACAGTAAGTGCTTTAAAATTACTAATGAATAAATTTATTCATAGAGTTTTAGGAGATTTTTATTCTACGCATAGTTTTAGATCAGGCTACATTACAACTGCACATCAGCTCGGTTTATCTCTTGAGCATATTAAAACAGATATAGGGCATAAAAACATAGCAACAACTGCCCGCTATGTAACAGTTACCAGTGCAGAGATTTCCCGAGGGAAAACTTTGCGTGAGTGGTAGTGAATTTAACTATACGCTTTTGAGCGTGTAGTTATGAAAAAGTATAGTTATACAATATGAAACTATACGCATTACTAATGAGGGGTTAGAAAATGACAATAACAGTAGCACATACAAAAGGCGGAGTAGGTAAGAGCACACTTGCGTGGCATCTTGCACATGCTTTAAAAGAGATAGGGAAGAGTGTTACACTCATAGACCTTGATTTTCAACAGACACTTTACTTCGTAAACCAGATAAGAGGTCTCGAGGATATAGAAGTGCTGCAACCGCAGACAGTGCAAGAGGTTATGAAGCTTCTTGTTGGAAGTGAGCATAAAAGTGATTATTACATAGTTGATGTAGGTGGATTTGACAGCGACATCAACAGAACAGCTTTAGAGTTCTCTCATAAAGTAGTTGTTCCAATAAGTGAGAGTGTTACAGAAGTCTTAGGATTTAAAACATTTGAGGGCATCATTAACGAGCTTGTACTTAAAGATACGGAGTTTAACATTGTTCTTAATAACATCCACCCACTCACACGTAACTTTTCTATCATAAAAGAAGCCATAGGAAAAAATTACAAACTCTTAAATACAGTTATACGAAGCAGAAAAGTATATAAAACAACCCTTGGTGTAGGTGCTAGTGTATTTGATACAAAAAACGACCTGGCAAAAGAAGAGATAAGAGGGCTTAGAGATGAACTTATCAGCCATTAACAAAGCAACAGCAGGGAAAACGCGAACAGGTGGGGTAAGTCCTTTTATGGAACTGCCTTTAGATAAAGTATATGCAAATCCACAGCAACCACGAAAAAAGTTTGACGACATCGAGGAGCTTGCCAGAGCTATCAAACAAGATGGACTACTGCAGCCTATTGTTGTTGTTAAACGCAGTGACGGATATATGATAGTAAGTGGTGAGCGAAGATACCAGGCTCACAGACAAAATAATGCGACTACGATTAAAGCACACATCATAGAAGCAGATGAACATAAGGTCTTAGAACTCTCACTCATAGAAAATATACAAAGGGATGATCTTACAGACTATGAAATAGCAATGCACATTTCTAAACTATGGCTCTCTAAACGATACAGCTCCAAAAAAGAACTTGCAAATGCAGTCGGAAAGTCACAAACATATCTTTCTAAAGCTTTTGGATGTCTCAATCTTCATGAAGATATACGAAAAGATTTAGAGTTTAACAAAAGAGAGATAGGTCTAACAGTACTAGAAGAGCTCTCACGCATAAAAGACAAAGATATGCAGCTAGAGGCTTATAAACTCTACAATGATGGGGAGATAAAGAGAGATGACATAAAAGGGTGGAGAGATAAAGAGTGCCCTAAAAAACTCAAGCCGGTAAAAACAGAGAAGAAAAAGTATGTTTCCTATGGTTTTGGAACAGTGAATGAGTTTGGAGACTTCATTACGATCATTAAAGGCGATGTGGAAGGAAGAATGTCTATAGATACACAAGACATTGTAAAAACAGCAAACAACTGTAATTACAAAATCACAATAGAGGAGATATAAAAATGTTTTGGACAAATCTAAAGTTTGAAATAAAAATAACTTTATCAAGGTTTAAAAGATGGCTACAAAAATAAGAACATATGGTGAAGCTTGTATAGCCGAACAAGATTCTATTGTTCTTAACAATGGTGTTTGGACGCAGAAGCTTCATGTATATAACAAGCCAAAAAGATTGCCAAAAGATAAAGCAGGAAAATATTACAACAAAAAGTTGTTTGATTACTGGATGGAACAGATGGAAGTAAAAAGAACAAAAAAAATAAAAGAGAAACGACTAAAGTTTCTAATGTTCTGGTCACCAGATCGAGAGCGATTTTATGAAATAGAGGAGGAAGATAATGAGAGAGATTAAATTTAGGGCGTTTGAAAAAACAGAAAATCTTTTGATAGGTGTTGGAACATTTTATTTTACTTATAAATCTATCTTACTTGATAATGGAGAAGAGTATTGTTTTGATGAAGTAGAGCTTATGCAATATACAGGCTTAAACGATAGAAATGGTGTTGAGATTTATGAAGGGGATATTTTTTATGATGATGCAGATAATCATATAGGAGTTGTTACATTCTTAAACGGAGCATTTGTTTGTGAAAGCTATTTTGATGGGTTTGAGAAAGAAGAATTAGAACCGTCAGATAATAGATGTTTTTTAGCAGAAAGGTTAATTAGAGATTATGGAAACGTGTTTGAAGTAATCGGTAACTTTTACGAAAATAAGGAGCTGTTAGATGAAAGATGAATATTTAATTGTAAAAGAAGACAAAGACGGGCAATTTTATGTAAATGGTATAGAAAATACATTTGAAAATGCTAAACAATGGATTTATGATGCCAATAGTTTTGATGGTACTAATACTAAATACACGATTTATAAGAAGGTAGAGTGCGATGACTAGAGAAGAAGCAAAAAAATTTGAATTTTTTCAACACGACAGAGAAGACATAGAAAAACATATAGATAAAATCTATGACGACTTTGAGAGTGAAAAAACTTGTAACAATTGTAAATGGTATAACGAACCTATATGCTCAGCCTCTAAATGTGAAGATATAAACGAGTTAGGTCAATATGTTGTTCGTCCTACTTTTGGATGTAATGAATGGGAAGGCAAAGTTAATGACTAGAGAAGAAGCACTTGAATTTAGAGCCAAATGGAGTAGTAGCGCAGAAACAATAGCATTAATAAACCAAATATACGACGACTTTGAAAAAGACTTGACAATAGCAGTCAGTGAAAAAACTTGTGATGGATGCATCCATAAACCAAAAGCAAATGAAAATTATCCTGAAGAATGTGGAGTATGTAGTAGATTTTATGCTGATGAATTTGTGATGATGATAGATGAAAAAAACACAAACCCTGAAATTCTTGCACTCTATCTTTTATATATAGAGTTTCAAGACGCTCCAGACAAAAAGATGAGCAGCATATTTAAAAAATGTAAAGAGTTTGATTATTTCTCTATGATCATAGAAATAAGCGAAAACATAGGTCTCACAAAAGATGTAAGTGATTACATGTATAACAGCGCTCATAAAATGATAGAGGCAGTAAAAAGATGAACAACACAGTGAAGAGTATTATAAAAAATATTAAAAATATGGGTTTCAATGAACTTGAAGCACTTAAAGAAAAAGTATATAGTTCTCTTTTAAGTGGTGCAGAAAAAGATGTTCTTGTCTCTACCATAGAAGAAAGATTGCTAAATATGGACAGGAATGAAGCAATGGTAGAGTTTAGTGAGGTTGAGCTTGATTAAAAACATAGATGCACTCAAAGCACAGCTTGATATAGTTGATATTGTTTCAAATTCTATTGAGCTTAAAAAAGCAGGAGCAAATTTCAAAGCAAACTGCCCATTCCATGATGAAAAGAGTGGCAGTTTTGTTGTAAGTCCTGCTAAACAGATATGCCACTGTTTTGGATGCGGATGCACTTATGACGCTATTGGTTTTGTGCAAGAGTATAAAAAACTTACTTTTGTTGAAGCTGTGGAAGATATAGCGAACGATATGAATTTTACTTTGGAGTATGATGCAACAGCAAAGAAAAAAGACTACTCTAAATTAATGGAACATACAAACAGCTTTTATCTTAAAAATATGGATGCAGATATTCACTCGTATTTGATTGAAAGAGGATTGACGAATGAAAGTATTGAAAAATTTGAAATAGGCTATGCACCATCATCAAATGCTCAAACGGCAGAAATAAACAAACATCTTTTTAGCACTCAAGAAGCTATAGAGTGTGGAATACTTGCAACAGATGAAACAGGAAAAACCTATGCAAGACTTACAAACAGAATATCTTTTCCTATTAGAAATCATGCAAACAAACTCATAGGATTTGGTGGAAGGATTATAAAAGGAGACAGAGCAAAGTACATAAACTCCCCACAAACACAACTCTTTGACAAGTCAAGACAACTCTACGGATATAACTTGGCAAAAGAACATATTTATAAAAAAGGTACTTTTACCATAACAGAAGGGTATCTTGATGTAGTTATGTTTCATCAAGCAGGCATACAAACAGCAGTTGCAACAATGGGAACAGCACTTACAGAACTACACTGTAACATCATTAAAAAAGCTCACGCAAAGGCACTTTTATGTTTCGATGGAGATAAGGCAGGAATAAACGCAGCATTAAAAGCAAGTAAGCTTTTATCATCTCACGGAATTTTTGGTGGTGTTGTGATTTTTCCCGAGGGAAAAGATCCTGCAGATATGGTAAAAAGTGGAAATACAAAAGAACTTTTTGAACTTATGAAAAAACCTACTCCTCTTATAGATTTTACACTCAATACAATTGCAAACAGTTTTAATCTAAATAAGCCGGATGAAAAAGAAAAAGCACTGCGTGAGATAGAAGCATTTTTAAAAACACTTAGCCCTGTTGTTGCAGATGAGTATAAAGATTACACTGCAAAGCTGCTGCAAATAAATATAAATCACATACATACACCAAAGGAGACACAGCATTATGAGAAAAACAATCAACGCACCACCGTAAATTTAAGCGAAATGAACATTATTAAAACGGCAAATGAGAATGAAACAAATCTCAACGCAGTACTCGATCTCATTGATGGTTCAATGTTTTTGTACCATGCTAAAGAATTTGAGATGCTTTTGCATAAAGATATAGAACTGCAAGGATTACTTCTAAGAGAAGATATAAAAGTATATAGCTATGATGAGCTTTTACAAGAAGTCTCTATTTTAAAGTACAAATATTATGAGAGTGAGTTAAAAAAACTACTCAACTCTAATCAAAGCTATGAGAGGGTTTCATTCGAGATGAAAAAAATAAAACTCAAAATGCTTGATTTAAAAAAAGGAATGAAAAGATGAAGATAAAACTTCTTCACAGTACCCCGCTGCATATTGCAGATATGGCAATAGGAAAATGTTGGAACAAAGGCTGTATGCAAACAGAAGAAAAAGCACAGGAACGAATGGACAGAGTTGCAAATAAAAACAAACATGCCTCGACAATAGAACATTTAAACTATAATTTTAACATAGACGGAATAAGTAGAGCTTGCCTTCAAGAATTGGCAAGGCACAGAATAGCATCGCTTAGTGTAAAATCAAGTCGCTATACACTCAAAGAACTAAAGAATGAAGATGCCTTTGTAAATGAAGCTTTATCGCGGTACATATTGGATGATGAGATGAAGCAAAGAGCACAAAAATATGTTGTACTTACAGAATATGAAGATGTCAATGCGAGTATTGTTCTTGGCCTTGAATGTTTACGATGGTGTATTGTTCAAGGGGCAAGCAATGATTTTGCAAAATACACACTACCAGAAGCCTATAAAACAAGTTTAATATGGAGCATAAACGCAAGAAGCCTGCAAAACTTCTTAGAGCTGAGAACAAATAAAGCTGCTTTATGGGAGATACGAAAACTTGCAAACGAGATTTATGATAAATTACCACAAGAGCATAAATTTTTATTTTCAGAAAAAATATACAAAGAGGAAAAATAAGTATGAAGAAAATATATAATCCAGATAGTACAGAGACACAAAACAAAGTAGTAAACGGGAACCCTACAGGAATTGCAAACTTTGTAAATCCATCAAGAGTTATTTATAAGACTATATTCGAGGGACAGATAGCAAGATTTTGGAATCCTGCTACTGTTAATCTTGTTGCAGATAAAAAAGCAGTAAAAGGTTTAAGTGAAGCAGAATTTAGATCATATGAACTGACTTTTGGAAAATTAATCTTTAATGATAGTGTCATTACAAACAGACTTATGGACAACATAAACAACATCATCACAGATCCAATAGCAAATGCTTGTATTGCTTTTCAAAGTGGAGAAGAAGCACTTCATAGCTATTCGTATGCTTTTATTGGCGATGATGTTTTAGGAAGTACAGATATTTATGAACTTTTTAGAAAAGATGATCAACTTAAATTACTTGCAAATAAAATTAATGCAAGATACAGTATCTTTGATGAACAAAGAGAGATAAGTGATGGAGAAAAAGCATTTGCAGCTATTGCAAACCTTTGTCTTGAAGGGGTAAGTTTTCCTGCCGGTTTCATAGTTGTATGGGCACTTGGTAGCAAAATGCAGGGAAGTGCAAGTATGATAACAGAGATTAGCCGTAACGAACTAGGATCACATTTGCCACTCTATGTAAATATCTACAATCATATAAAAGAAGATACAGGGATTAACATAGATAAACTAGCAAGAGAAACAGTGATACAAGCAGGAGAAGATGAAAAAGAGTACCTTTTATACTCCACTAAGGGAGTAATGGGATTTAGTGAAAATTCTATAAATAATTTTATGGATTGGATAGTGGATAGCAGACTAAGAGAGCTAGGGCTCAAAAGACTCCCTCAAACCATAAATATAAATGATGGACTCATCAAAATATTTAAGAGCTACTCGGAACTCAATGAAACGAAAACAAACTTTTTTGAGGGAACAGTAAAAAACTACTCAAAACAGAGTTTAGATATGGATGGCTTTTGATTATTTTACAATAGTATCTATAACTCCACTAGCCATTTCACTAGACTTCAGATAGTTCATAGTGAGATACTTCTTAATTGTATTGGGGTCATTATGCCCTAATGCACCACTAAGATGAATACTGTCAAAACCTTGCTCTGCCATAGCAGAAACTATTACATTCCTAAGATAGTGAATTCCAAAATTATTATCGCCTAGGCGTTTTTTGAGTTTATCTGTTACTCGCCTTATATCTACTATATGATGCCCGGTAATCCTAGATTCAAACACCCATCCGCTCTCATTTTTAAAAAACTCTAAATTTTCTTTTATGACATTTGGTAAAAAGATTTTTTGCTCTTCATTATTTTTGGTGTCTCTCAAAATATAATAGTTGTTTTTAAAATCTATATCTTCCCATCTAAGCGAAAGTATCTCGCCCCGTCTTCTGCCTTGTAAAGCAAAAAGAAATAAAGAAAGATAAAACGGATCATCTCCAAACTCGTCATATATAGCTTTGTGAATTTTAAGGAGTTCTTCACTTGCATGAGATACTATCTTTTTTGTTTTTGGGAGTTTTATTTTTATTCCATCTAACGGATTAAAAGATATAAGCCTGTTTGCTATTGCATTTTTAAATGCCGGAGCTAAAACTTCAAGAGTCTGTTTAATGGTACGAGGGGACAATCCTTTTTCTTCTTGAAATTTTATAGAATTTCTAATGTGCAATTGCCTCAAATCTACAACACGCTTCATTCCACAAATCGGTTTTATGTATCGTTCATAGTGACTGATTCTTATTTTAGTGTAGTTTGTGTCTGGCTGCTGTTCAAAAAACTTTTCCATAAAGTCGTTAAGTGTTATCTTTTCATTCAGTACAGTATCTTTCTTTTTATACTTTATAGAAATAAGTTCTGACTTTGCAAAGGTTATTCTATCTTTTTTATTCCATGAACTCTTTTCTCTTAAATCAATAAGTCCTCTATACCTCTTCTTTTCAAACATAAAATTATAAAAAAATACAGTATATTTACCATTTGCCCACAAATTGTTTTCAACTTTATGAGGATAATCTTCTTTATTAATAGCCACAATATAATCCCTACTTTATATTAATTAGGTGTTCACTTAGGTGTTCACTTAGGTGTTCACTTTAAAGATAAAAGTATATCTAAATAGAGATAAATATAGAAATCAATCATCATAAAATAGGCGTATATAGGGGATAACATAGCAATATATAAAATAGCCTCTTTGGCTCATAACGGAATTGTGAGAAGTATGGTAAAGCCCTAAAACATAGGCTTTAAAAGGTTTTAATTTTATTTGGGTGTTCACTTGGGTGTTCACTTTGTTTTCTAAGTGGGTTGTTAGCTCAGTTGGTTAGAGCTCGCCGCTCATAACGGCGCGGTCGAGTGTTCGAGTCACTCACAACCCACCACTTTATTACTTTCAATTACTTTTTCTTTTTCCTGTTTCATTAACTGCTCAAGCTGTTCAACACTCATTTCATTAAGATCTTCTATGTTGTAGTCACCATTATTATTAAATATAACAGTATCCGGTGATTTACCAAATCGCGCCTCTTTTGCAAGCTTATGAATCTCACTGCTCGCTTTAATGTCTGCCTGCTTTATTTTCGTAACATCTTTTTTAACTTGATTAGAAAGTACAATGCTACTCAACATTGAGTTCTTAAACATTTGGGCATCAAAGTAATCAGCTTGTACGGAAGCAAGTAGTGTTATGTCGGCTTCTGCTTTTGCCTGCAGTTCTGCATTACTGTTTGAAAGATTCAGTATTCCATTTACTTCTATCTCTCCATCTTTTGTAACACCATGATACTTAGTAATTCGATTTTTCATCTCATCATAAACACTCGTAGCTTCTAACTCTTTTCTTAACTGCTTTGCTGTCTGTTCTACTTTACCTGCCTTAGAACCTTTTAACCATATGCCACCATACTCTTCTCGATCATCATTCTTCCAATCACTCAGTGTTGCAAGTCCTACATTTTCCTGCTTAGATATATCGCTCAAAGTCATATTCATAACTTCAAACAAAGCTCTACATCTAAATCTTATCTCAACATCCCAAGCCATTTATTTTCCCTCTCTATCAAAAGCATCTAAAAACATAAGGTTACATGCGGCATGATATAAATGCGAGACACCTGTCTCTTCATCACACTTATTCCCCTGCAAGTAGTCATATATATGTCTTAACAGTGCATCTTCGTATCTTTGTCTGTCTTCACACTTTTTCCAATTTCCAACGCTGTACTTCTTAGCACCAATCGTTAAAACTTTTGCAGTTCCTTTTATAAATTGTGGTTCTATGAGAGAGAGCATTATCTTCCCATTATCATCTTTTGCAAATTCACTCATCTTATTTTCCCTCCTGTATCTTTTTCAACTGTTTTTCTATCTGTGTTGTAATTATTTGTAGCTCTTCATTCTTTTTATCATAAGCACTTTTTATCATACGTTCTTTTTGTGCTTTAGATAACTTCTTATCATATTTTGTAGTTTCAACACCTACTTTGATTTTTGTGAGCGTTCTATTTACTTTTTTCAACATAATGTCTAAAACAAAATATGCTTGATTCTCTTTAGAAGACATATACTCTTTTACATTTTTTCCTTTATCTATAAAAGCCTCTTTCTTCTTTTTATTAAAACTTGCTTTTACTGCACTTGCTTTTTGCATAAGCTCATAATATTTCTCAGTATATTTTGTGCGAGTATCTACAGGCTTGCCTCGAAATCTGTATGTTAAAAACTCTATCGGGTTACGAGCAAAAGGTCTTTCCCCCCACGCTTTTTTATTCCATAACATATTTTCAGTAGCCTCTTCAACCATTTTTGCAGTAAGCCCAAGATAACCATCAACATAATGCTGCATTTTAATAGGACTCGCCCCGGTTGCTTTTCCTACTTCTTTATAAAGTAACGGAGTTGTTGCAAAATACTGATCACTTAAATCATCAAGATTTTGCATATAGTGAGGTATTATCTGCGCTCCTGTCCAATTCTTATTTGTCATGTCTTCAAGTATAGGCTGAAAAAGTCCACTCACATCACCAACACTAAACATTGTTTTTGCGCTCCACATAAAATCTGTTGCAGCTTCTTTTCCATGCTTTGTGTATATTCCATCTGCTACTATTTCCGGTATTGCAGAAAATGCAAAACCTATGTCGTATGGTCTTGGAATTTTTATATGCTTGTCTCCAACAAAAAAGTGCCAATATAAAAGCTTTTCATCTCGAGTTAGTTTTTTATATCTGTCATCATCTCTGTTTTGCAACCAAAGAGCAAGGGTAAAACCTACGATCATTCCACCCGTAGCATAGATTTTTATCTTGTGTCTTTGTATCTCTCCGAGTTGATTTTTAAATTTAACAGCGTTGCTAAATTTCATTTCTCCACTTATAGTAAATATTCTTCTTGCTGTTTTGTCTATTCCTACTATTCCTGCTTTCATAAATGGAACAGTAGCCATAAACCCACTTAATGCTCTATCGCTGCCTTTTATTGCGAAATCTGTACTCACTTCTCTCGCTTCAAAAGCACTTTGCATATTGCTTTTCCCTGCTTTTTTTGAGAGTTCAAAATCTCCAACTCTAGTGCCATACTCAAATATATCCGCACCATATTCCATAGCACTTATTACTCTTGAAAGAACATTAAAACCACGAGCTACTTTTAACATCTCCATAGCTTGTGACTCGCCGCCAAGAGAAGTTCTCCGTGTTCCATATCCTGCACCACTTGCCATAAATTCTTTATATACCTTGCTTTGTGATATAAAATGATACATCCCTTTTAAACTTGTATAAACAGGTATAAATTTATTTTTACTTAATACTCCTGCACTTACCGTATCTCTTGTAAAGTTTGTAAGATAAAAGAGAGGATTGTTTGTAATATTCCAAGTCATAATGTTTTTTATGCTCATCATTGCTTGAACCGCATAATTATATTGCTCTCCTCTAAAAGATGTGAGGGCATCCACAAGTGCAGCATCTTTTGTTTCAAAATATACTCTCGTATCATTTATGATCACACTGTCTATATAACTGCTTCCATCTCCAACCGGTGGATGACCGTGAGTCCAAAACTCCAATGCAGCAGGATTGTCTAAAAGATTTTGCTCTATTTCACTCACATCAACTATAAGGTCACTCTGCATATCTCCACTGAGTATTTGCCCGTCTTTTGAAACTGTTACACCAAGTTCAGCCATTATCTGCGCTACTTTTTTCGCTTGTTGTTGCAAATCACTTTTCACGAGTTTGTCTGCACTGCTTATCTTTGTAGCATATACACCACCCATGTTGCTTTTCTCTAACATTTCATAAAACTTTGTTTTCCCTCGGGAAATTAAAGCCTCTTTGATGTTTGCTTCAAGACCGTCTAAAATATTCTCCATAATGTTTCCAAGAGAATGTGTTCCACCTGTAAGGCGTTTTCCTATAGCAGCACTTCCAACACCGCCATTTTGAATGGACTCTATAACACGGTTAAAAGGAACATAGTTTTTATTCATCTCTCTAAAATTAGCTCTTTGAGACGTTGTTATAAGATTCATGTCCACATAAAAATCAAGCATCTTGTTGTTGAACTCTTGATAATCATCAAACACATCTAAAAATTCAGGGTATTGTTTTTCAAGTTGTAACCCTGCTTCTATCTCATCTTTTGTTATAAGGTTCTCTCTTCCTTGCGCCATCAACTCTTTTGCTCTTTTTGCCACAAGGTAATCGCTAAAGAGTCTTACTCTCTCTTCGCCTTGACTTGTAACAGGTTCAAGCACTGCATTAAACGACTTGCCACTGTATGTAATGTCTCCGTTTTCTTTTACAGTAGGTACACCAAAATTCATTGTAGAATGGAGTATGGAACTCACACCATTAACAAGTTGTAGCGACTTGTAAGCACTATCCATAGCATCACCGCTTACATCGCCTTTTATCTCTGCCTCAATACGTTTGATAGTATGTAGTCTGTCTATAACCTTTTGTCTTATATCTCTGCTTATCTCTTTTTGGCTACGCTCTATTTTCTTAGCTGTCTTGTTGAGCTTCCCACCTTGTTTGGAACGTAAAGATACATCACTTCCTTGATAATAAAATTGATGCATACCCTCTTGAAGTCTTGTGAGCTTGTCATGCAATGTTTTATCACTTGCAAGTTTTGCTTCAAAATCTGCTAACATATTTGGAGCAACAGATTCAAGTATATTGTAGTTCGTGAGATAAAGTCTTATAAACTCTGCAAACCCTTCACTAATAGATAATTTTGGATCTGTTGTATAACTGAGTGCTTTTACCTCTTCTTTGTTTTTGAGTATTGCAAGTCTAAAGAAACTCCCCTTTGCTTTCTTACTAGGATTTTTATAAAAGTAGTCTAGGTAGTGAGCCATCTCATGCGCCATTATTTCAACGTCACTATAATTTTTAACACGAATAGCACTGTCATCTCTCTTGTAAATACCAAGAGCACTTTTACCTTTTATCTTTCCATCATAAAGACGGTTACCGATTATATCGCTCATATAAACACGAATAGAATCTGCATTCATAGGCTCGTCAATAGTAGGAAGTGCTATCGCTTTTGCACCAATATAGAGAACATCTCCGATAGGTCTCTCTGGCAACCCACTAAAACTGTAACACGGTACATAATTTACACCGGCTTCATCATATCCATTCGCTCTTGCATAACTGTTTGTTGCTTCTGTTTCTTGAAGAACTGACTTTTTCAAGTTATTTTTGCTCTCTATTTTAAGTTCAGTAGTAGCATCTAAAGTTTTGCCGACAACAGGAGTTCGCATAAAACTTGTATTTGCTTCTGTGCTAGTATCATTGTTTTCACTCTCAAGTATCTGCTGCTCTGTATAAGCCTCTTTGATTTTTTCAATAGCAACATTTTTTGCATCATGTGTAAACTCATCGGTAATAAATTTTGTTTGTGCTATCTGGTCTGTTTGCTGTTTCTCTCTCTCTTTGAGCTTTGCCTCAATCTCTTTTATCTCATCTTCATACTCTTTGATGGTGTTAAAATACTTCGCTTTTCTTTCATTAAGCCCATCTATATGCTTTTGTAGTTTTTGTGCTTTCTCCTGCGCATCTTTGATATTCTCATACTTAGGAAGATTTTTTTCTTTAAGATTTTCATCTATGCCGTCTATTGCATTTTTGTAGTTTTGTATAGAACCTTTTTTTATCTCTATATCAGATTTTAATTTTTCTACAATGTTGCGTAAATTATTTGCATCTACTACTGCATTGTCAATGACTCTCTGTTTTCTCAGCCGCTCTCTCTCAAAAGGATCACTCTCCAAGTCTATTATCGCTTGATACGGATCAGTTGTGTTCGTGTTGCTTATTGAAGAGACACCATCCTCAACATCTATATCACTATTATCTGTAAATCCATATATATCATTAAATCCTCGTTTTGCTATTACAATGTCATAACTTCTTTTGTCAAATGTCCCAAGTTGAAAAAATTGATGTACACGTACAGATGCGTTTTCATTTCCTTGTCTCACACCTCTATTGCTCCTTTGTTCTATCTCATCTGGACGGAATGGAATATCAAGCTGATATATGTCCGTTGTTTTTTTATTGAGATCTACACCAACACCAAGCTTTGAAGTATTTCCTATTATTACTTTTATCTTCCCGTCATTATACATATCCATTATCTTGTTAAGCATATCAGGCTTGATTGAGCCTTTCGACACTTTCCCAGTATTAGGGTTTACAAATCCACCGCCATTAACAAAGACGACTTCATTGTCATCATACAAGCCACTTGCAAGTATCTTGCTTCGTATCTCTTCATGCGTACTTGTAGTAGTACCGTCTGCATTTTTTACAGTCAATCTGTCAAGAAATATTATCTGCCCACTGTTTGAATTCTTTTTATACTGCTTGGAAACAAGCTCTATTGTTTTTTCTATTTTGTTGTTTTCTGCTGACTGTTCATTTTCTTCTATCAGCTTCGCAAGGTCATCTGGAGATAATTGTGATTTTCCTTTTTTACCAACATCATACAAACGCAAATCAATACTCGCACTTCTTCCTGCTCCCATAGCGACAAGTGGTATCTCTACATTTTCAGGCAATTCCTGTCCGCTTTTTACTTTTTTTCCATCTTCTATGGCTTGAAGCAGTCTATGCTGCACATCGCCAAATATAACCTCTCCTGCTTTTGAAAGTTTTAAGTAGTGCTGCACATCTATCTGCTTAGGTCGTGGTAAGTCTGGCATAGACTCAAAACCTTTGTAGTCCACAAATCTATCAAGTATCTTTGATAACCAGTCAAGGTTTTTCATGCTCGCTAAACCTTCACGCTTTACTATCTTACCAGTTGAGTCTGTAGTCTCATAATTTTCTATATCATAAAATGTATCGACAAAATCTTTAGAACTCTCAATGCCGTACTCTTTTAGTATATTTTCATCAAGATGTTGCAAAAGCGTATAAAGTTCAAGTGGTTTGTTTGGTGTTGGTGTTCCTGTAAGCAGTATTACGTTGTTTCCATTATTGTGTTGAGAAACATATTTACTTTTAAATCTAAAGTCATAACTTCTCATACTCCCCAGTGTTGCACTGTATGGCTGCGCTCCCTCTTTTATATCCTTTGTTGTAAGGGCTTTACCGCTTTTTGAGAAGTATTTTATAGAAACAGTTGCACCAAGTCCACCTTTTACATCATTGCCCTGCATTCCTATATTTTTATAGTACTGCACTTCATCTGCTATAAGTCCATCAAAACCAAGCTTTGCAAAATCAAACTCTACATCTCCACCATATGCAGCTCTTAGCCCATTCTTTAGTGCTTGTCTTTTGTTCTCAGCACTTACTATTTCTTTTTGCTTTTTCTTGCTTGCACCTTCCTCTACGTCTTCAGCTTTTATCATCTGTGCTACTAAATCATCTACATAATCACTCAGCACTTCACTAGGCAGTCCAAACTTTTGAAACATTGTATCGCCTATGATTGTAAAGTCATAACGATTATTTGCAAGGTCAAAAGCCATCTGCTCTTTTTCATCCTTACTTAACTGTGTCCACTCTTTAGCATTTCCTTTGTTTTTCCCTGTTTTTACTTTTGGAAATTCAAATACACTTGCATCTGGATAAAGTTCCTTAATTGTATCTTCCCACTGTGCTATTGTATTTACAGGAACTACAAAAAGAGGTTTTTTCATTACACCCTGATCAAGAAGATTTTTTACAGCAACTACGGCTGTGATTGTTTTTCCACCACCAGGAGCAAAGGCTAGGACTCCTTTTTTATTAAACACTATCTTCTCGGCACCCTCTGCTTGATGCGATTGCATTTTAAAAGGTTTTCCTCTAAAGCTTTTAGGTATATCACGAAGCAGAATTCCTGTCATAGCAGGGCGAACATAAAAGTTTGAATGACGATTATACTCATCTGTAAGCATCTCAGAAAGACCCTCTTTTTCTATGAAACGCATTACATCAGGTATAAGAACTTCGTTTAACTGCTTCTCTGCGTCCATTGTTCTTTGTATATTTTCTGAATCACTCTCATCCTTGCCTTTTGGTGCAAGTGCCATTTTATTCAAGTATCTGTTATAAAGTTCTACTCGATCATATTTGCCATCAAATACTTCAGGGTTTACACTAAGCTCCCCTGTCTGCTTTTTAAGGAGCTTACTTTTTATAGCTTGAGGAAGCCAACTCTCTCCACCTTTTACTTTTATTGATTTGAAGGGTATCGGAGTAGGGATTATCTCTTTTAGTTTTTTATGTTGAGCCTCATAGGCTTTTTTGCTTATAGTGCCAGCCTCATGCATTATTTTTAATGATTCAAGTTTTTTATATACATTTCCTGCATAGTACATAAATGCAAGTTGCACTTCATTTTCTGCATTTCTTACAAACAACCCTTTGTCTTCAAGCTCTTCTATCTCTTTAGCGCTTAAAAATTCATACCCTTTTGATGTGTCGATAATACTGTCACTATTTGAGTAGAACAATGCTCTGTCAATCAGCGGACTTTTTTCATCTATTTTTAATTTTCCACTGTCTTTAAATCGTGTCTTCTCACCATATATAGGAGCAGGGTTAAAATCTTTATCAAAGTAGCTCATATACTCTTTGAGTTTTATCTCTGCTCTATGGTTTTTCATAAACTTCTTAAAAGCCAAATCATTATGTGGAGACTTCTCATATATTGCCTTGTAAGACTCTATCTCTTTAAGCGCAGTATTTAGTAAATTCTTATCTTCTTGCTTAACGGCATCTTCAGTAAGTGTCATTATTCTATTTAAGTGAAGTGCTTTATTTGTATTTACACCGCGTAATATCTCTCCAAACATAGCTTCTTGATCGCTCTCTTGAAATTTAGCTTCTTTGTCAAAATATATAAATGTATCAGCATTTATCTCACTATGAGGTTTTATTGTATCTACTATCTTAAATATATAACCATTATTTTTTGCATACTCTGTTGCATCTTCAAAGTTTATAAAGTAGTTCTCCTCTTTTTTGCTCTTTTTGAGTTTTTTGTAAGGCTCATAACTCAGTTTGATATTTTCAAATTTTGGCTCACCCTTTACTATCCATCCCTCTTTACCCATTTTTGTTTTATCTTTTCCTATGACAACTTCATCGCCTAGAAGATTTTCAGGATGCGCTATAAAATATTCATTCATAGCATAACCGTTCTTTGAGCCTATATTTACAAACTGATTATTAACATCTGCCTGTCTTGACTCTACACCTGCAGGACGCTTTTGAATAAAGATAATATCTATCATTGTATCTGTATGTGCATTCTTAGCTTGTGATTTTTCAGGAAGTCTAAATGCGCCTATCAGATCACCTCTGTCCATAAGATACTTTCTTAAAACTTTTGCAGTAGTTGTTCCATCCATTGTGCCAGTACTTGTCATAAATGCTATGACGCCATTGTCTTTTACTTTATCTATCGCATGAGCAAAATAAAAATTATGTATTGCTTTAAATGCAGGTTTTATTGTCATAGCATGCTCACGCATTAACATTTGCTCACTTGCAAACGGAACATTAGAGATTATAAGGTCGTAGTTTTTACCTTTAAATGTTTCAAAAGTCTCAGTATGAAAGTTTTTTATTTGTGGATAGAGTCTTTTTGTAACCTCTATATTATTCTTGTCTATATCTACAACATCCCATGAAACATCAGGATTAAAACCAACAAAGTTACCACTTCCAACGGCAGGCTCTAAAGATTTATCCATAACTACACCTGCTTTTTTGAGTGCATTGTACATAGCTTTTACTGTGGCATAATTTGTATAGTGTTGATTTACGGAGTTTTCATTAACAGTGTCAAGCCCACCCTCTCCAGTGTAGTGACGAAGCATTTCTCTGTCGGCTTCTGTAATATCTTCAAGTGGTTTTTTTATAACTTCAAGCGCAGCTTTGTTAAACTTCTTTCGTTCACCTTTTGTAAGTTCAACAGGTGCTTTGCCCTCTAAGCTGTAGCTCTTTGTGTCATTGCTTGATGCATCATGTTTTGATAGAACTGTGTTTGCATGAGTTGATTGTTGCTCATTATGTTTATTTGTTTGAGTGGTTGCAAGTCCGTCCACTCGTTCATCTGCATTGGATAATTGAGTTTTATCGCTTCCATCTCCACGAGATCCTGCAGGTCGTTTATCGTCTGTTGGTACTTTTTTTCTGTCGTTTGTATCATTGTTTTTGTCAAGTGTGCTTTGTTTTGAAGTTGATACTCCAGATTTATCACTTGCTCTGTTAGCATCCTCACTGTCCGTATCAACTGCTCTTGGTGTTTCATTATTTACTCCTTGCTTTGCATCATTCTTTATTATAGCACTATCTACCAAAGATTGTATATCTTTTGCAAATTTATTACTTGTAAGCTCACTGTCATTTACAAAGTGATTATTTCCAGATTCTCCTGTTTTTCGATTTACAGTTCTGTATAACTGCCCATTGAGTATATTTCCATTGAGATAATATGTATCATAATTTGCATCTTCACTCATTCCTGCATCATAGTTTAGATTGACATATATTCCTATGTCACTGTTTGGCTTATAGAGCTCAAAGCTCATAGATCCTCCTGCAGGTGCTAAGTTTTTATTGACTCCATTAAATGTTTTCTTTTTACCTTTATTATCAACTGCAAATTCATATCCTAGTATTTTAGAAAGTTGTGCAACATATTTTGCTACATCTTTTTGTATTGTTTTTGCAACAGTATTATGTGGATACTCATGGTTTATTCCATCAGTAGAGTAAACTTTTTTCGTATCAAATACTAATCTTTTATCATCCTTGCTATCGGGTACACTTCTATCACTCTCTTTTTCGCTTCTGCTTTTGTGTATCCCTTGCTCTGCAGTGTTTTGTAAAGCTCCATTATCTTCGGTCTGAGTCTGTTTAATTCCTGCCTCTGTTTTTGTTGTGCTGCTCTCTCTTTGTCCGAGTGTTCCATCCTCTTCTCCTTGTAAATGATTGTTTAAAACTTTTGCAAGTTCACTTAGCTCTGTCTCTTCAAGTGGATTAAGATTCCATCTTTGGCTTAATTCATCAAATCTTTTTACTTCATTTTCAAGATGCGGATCTCCTGCTTTGTGAAGTGCTTGCATAGCTCTGTCTGATAATTCACTAGGCTCACCGTTTTTTGCATCTGTTAATGCTGTAATAACATCAGAGTAGGGCGTAGTATCGCTTACTATATCTTTTGCCCAAGTCGGTGTTACATATTGCGTACTGCCCTTTGTATCAAACAGCGCATTTTGTCCTTTTGATTCAAGTCCTGCAAGTGTTCCTTGTTCTGATTGTATTTTTTTTGTGTCAGTACTTAAAAAATCATAGGCTCTATTAATCTCAGAAGGATGATATTTATTTCTAAGATGTTCTTTGTCAAGCTCTGCAATATCTGCTTTATTATAACTTTTTAGTTCACTGTCTAAGCTTTTTTGTGTCATAAGCTTTTTCACATGCTCAGCCGTAGCATCTTCACTGCCACCAATTGGAACAACACTGACATTTTGCAACTCCTCAGCTCTTGCACTTAGTTTCTTTGGAATTTTCTTTTTCTTTTTATCACTATTTATAATTTCATCACTTCCAAGCTCTTTGAGTCTTACAGTGTCTATTTTGCTTTCAGGCTTGATGTTTTTTGTACTATCTTCTCCTGGAAGAGGAACTTCACGCTTTTCTTGTTCTTCACTAGCTTTAGGTTGCATATCTTCAACGCCGCCTATTTCAGACTCCAACTCTTTAAAACCTTTATCTATTGCATTAAGCCCGTTATTGTCGCCTACATCAATACCGCTATCTTCTGCTTTTTTTACAACTTCTTCTTGCACCGCAAGATTATCAACAGCTTCTACGGGAACTTCTATGTCAGGATTGTTTATAACTAAATTTTCAAATTTATTTTGGATATCTTTTACTTTTGCATCAAGTGAACTTTTAAAATCAGCATACTCTTTGTCATCAACAGTTATATTTTTACCTGCTCCAAGAAGTTGTTTATTGTAAGAATCTTGAACAAATGCCTCGCGCTGTGCATCTTTTTTTTCTTTCGTGTAGCTGTTAAATACTTCTGTCCCTGTTGCAGTTGCACCACTCATAGCAGCACCCATTACACCACCGGCAACAGCTCCCGAAACAGCACTCTCAACATAATCGCCAACACTGCTAAGACCGTGTTTTGTATTTTGCTCTTCTCCAAATTGTTCAAGAGGATTTTGTATTCCTTCTGTTCCTCCCTCTTTAAGCACACCATCTTTTGCCTCTTTGGCAATAACTTTTAGAGTATCTTTGAGCGTACCGTCAAGTGCAGTTTTGCCGACTTTTTGAACGACATCTTCAGTAATTCCTTTTAAACCAAATCTATCAAGCATAACACTTCCCATAACAGTAGGCATTACATTTGCATAATCACTTTTATTTGGAGTAGCTCTATTGTTATTTTTAGCTCTTTTCTCAGCACTCTCTTGCACTCTTGATGCAAAGTAAAGCGGCAGAGTCCCTACCATTTCAAGCATATCGGGAATACTTGCAACACCTTCACTTGCTGCATAGCTTCCAATTTCCTGCCAACTGTCGACATCAAAAACGCCTCCAGAACTAAAAGCTTTTTTAACCTCATTCCAATCGTGCGTAGGTTTTTTCGCATCATTTATCTGCAACCTATTTTTCTCATAAATGAAGTTGTTCAAGTTATCACTTGCTTTACTAAACCATTGAGTTTTTTTCTTTGCAAGCTCTTTTTGATCTTTTGTCTGCAATCCTAAATGTTCAAGAGGTGATGTTGTAAAAAAGTCGAGGAGTTTATATGTAGATTGAATTGCATTTGATGTAAGTTCGTTTGTTCTGTTTACAGCTCTTTTTCCTACTTCGCTCAGTATGTCCGCATCTGGATTTTCATACTTTTCTCCATCTCCAAATAGAAGCTTTTTGCTTTTTTGCAGAAGGCTTTTATCGTCTTCTTTAGTAATATCGACATCGCTTATTGGTTTAGTAACTGTAGCATCTTCACTTATTACGCTTTGTGGGGGAATAGTCCCAAAGGTTTGTGACGGAGTTATCTCTTGTATTTGATCTATCTTGTTTTTACTCTGCACAACATTTCCATCTTCATCAACGCTTGGAGCTATAGGATCATTATTAACTGCAAATTTTGTAGTAGTATTTACACTTCCATCTGTCTGTGCAAGAAAAAAGTTATCTTTAATGAGGTTTTGTTTCTCTTGCGGAAGTTGTACAAAAGAATCATCTGCAAGTTCTTTATCAAAGTAATTATGTATGATTTTTTTTCTTTGTGGTTCATCAAGAGCTTGGAACTCTTTGTCTTTAAATATATCAAGTTGTGCCAAAACAGAGCCTTTATTTTATATAAAGACTATATTAGCAAGTATAAACGTCTTAACTGTATGCTCTAAGCCGTATAGTTACTATTGATAATCTTTCCAAGACTGTTTTGGTTTATCTTGAACCTCTTGTTTTTGTTTTTTTAAGATGATTTTATTATCGTTTGTAAACTCATATAAATCTGGATTTTCATATACATGAATAGCCAAAGATGGCTCTAGGTTATATTTTTTAGATATCTTTGCAGCACCAGATACAGTATCTTGATACTCTTTTTTAACACTGTCATCAAAATTAAAGTTTGGTGCGTCCATACCCATGGCAGTTTTAACCTGTGCTGCTATTTTAGAATCTACACTTGCATCATACTTAAAACCTCCGCCTGTTTTTTTATCCTTATTCAGTTTTGCCTGCATAGCAAGAAGTTTTCTTGCTGTATCTGCCTTCTCTTTTTGTGATTGCAGTTTTGCAGCTGTTGTATCTTTTGATGAGAAATATTTATCAATCTTTGCCATTGTTACACCATCTGCATTTTTAACAAGTTCAGGGTTCTTCTCTACAAATGTTTTCATATCTTTATATCCACCTGTAACTGAGCTCTCTATTGCAGTATCATTAAATTTAGACTGTGCGAGATCATCTTGCTTTTTAAAGTAGTCAAGAGCCTCTTTTTTTGCAGGAGCAGAAGCAAGGTCAAAACCTCCGATATTGTCTTCTTTAAGATGTGTCTCAAATGCATCTTTTGTTCTATATCTTGTATAGTCACTTGAAAATGCGTCATCGATGCTCTTTTGTGTTTTTGTATCATTGAGCGACGCAAGATTAAAATCCTGCACTTTCTGTTTTGTATTTTGAAGTTTTGTTTGTGCTCCAATAAGCGCTTCATTGGAACGAGCTTTATCCACCTTAAGCATGCTATCGCCTATCTTCGTAAAAGCATCACCGAAGTTCTTAGCTGCACTTCCACTGCTGCTTGTCATTGGTAAAACATTTACACGATTTACATGTGTTGGTTTATACGCATCATACCATCCCATTTTTACACTCTCCTCATAGCATCAAGTTGATTTTTGTCCATCTTAGCCTGTACACTCTGCTTTGCAACAAGTGAATTACTAAAAGCTTTTTGAAGATCTATTTTATTTTTATCTATCATCGCTTTTGCCTTTGTGTTGTTTAGATTTGCTTGTGACTGCTTAAGCATCATATTGAGACGATTGTTCTCGGCTTCAAGCTGTTGCTGTTGCTGTGCCTGTGGAGAATTTTGTTGCTGTGCATCTTTTTGTTCTATAATCTCTTTTATCTTTTTAGCACTAGGGGAATCACTGTCTTTGAGAATGTCAGGTATGAGATACTTCACAAGTTCTGGGTTTGTACTTTGCAGCACTTTTAAAAGCTCTACATTTTGTCTGAGTCTCTCTGCACTTGCACTATTGCTCTTTGGCTTCGCAGTAAATATTAGATCATATTTCCCTACATCAATGGCATTGTTAACGCGAGGTTTTAGCACTCCGCCATCAACACTGTCAAACGCAACACCGCCATGTTCATTTCTTATGACTTCATTCATTGTCACATAGTTCTGCATTAAATCTTCATCTATAATGCTCACGACTCTTTGTGTGTTGTAATATTGCTTTATAAACTCTACAACTTTTTTAACTATCTTCTTTTGTAGATTATCGCTTGAACTCATAAATCTACTTAAACCGACAAGCCCCGTCTGTATTCTCTGCTCTTGTCCGACACCGCTCATTCTGTTGTTTGCAGTTCCTAGCAGCTCTTTATTTGAGTTTAGGAGTTCACTTATCTGGTTTCTTCCATCTATGATGATATTGAGTATCTGTTGTATTTGAACATTTTGCTTAATATCTTTAATGCCGTTAATGTCTTCTACCATTACCGTGGCATTGTCCAGGCTCCACTCATCATTAAACTGCTCTATATCTTCATTGATTAAGGCACTTTTGTTTATGAGCGTTTTATTATTTGCAAGCATATTTTGCAGTCTAAGCTTTGCATAATTTATGTGATCTTGAATCGGCATTATATCTCTGTATAATCCCCAGTATTTTATCTTGCCTAAAAAGTCTCTATTTAAAAACTCAACCTCATAAGGAAAACCTTTGAAGTTAAAAGGCGATTCATTTTGCAAAAGTATAGTAGAGTTACTCCAAAAACAATAGTAATATTTATCTTGCTTACTCTCTTCATCCCATTTTCTGTACCATGTGTAAGAGAGCAGTACTCTTTTTCTGTAATTCTCATCTGTAAGCAGATCATCATCAACCATATCACTCATATAATTAAGATTGGAACACTCTTCTATTTTCTCTTTGTCAAATCCAAGACCGAGCATATCTTCTCTGTCTATCCAAAAACAGCGAGTTAAGTAGCGGGCATCGTCATTATAATTTTTCCCTCGGGAAAACGGATCAAGAAAAGCTTCACTTGATGGTACATGATGAAGTTCTACATCTTTATGCTCTCTTCCAAACTCATCATATTCTCCTGTTGCTCCTATGCTAAGCTCTGCTATGCTCACACCTTCTAATGCAAGTTCCATATCAAGACTGTCAATTTGTTCTTGATAATCCCCAACCTGTGTAATTGCTTTGACAAGTGCATTAAGCATATCCGCACCGGCTTTGTCTTGTTGCTGTCTTCCAAAAAGCCGAATGTCTATCTCACGCTCTTTTTTAAAACCGAGTATGGCATTATTGTGTTTTGCGATGTTGTTCTCATACTGCTCAGGCTGTCCGCGATTTGCAAGTATGTTTTTCACAGTAACATCAAGCTGATCACCGTTATAATACTCTCTTACTTTTTTTGAAAACTCTTTTGTTTTTTTAAAATGATTAGTGGACTCTCTAAGCCACTCTATTAAAAGAACTGTATCTTCAAACATTGAGAGTGTCTTTCTTTTTCTTTTTGTTTGGATTCAAATCAGAATAGGAAAAAGCATCATCAAGATTGTCCTGTGCTTTGTTTTGTTTTGCAAGTGCTAAAGCATCTTGTTTTTTTGCATAGTTAAACTGATCTTGTAAGAGCTTGTTTCTTTTTTTACTTGTTTTGTACTGTCCCCATGCACTTGCAAGTGAACCTATCCCTTGTAGTGCTAAAGCTGAATCTTTGTTATCCCATGCCATTATTAAATCCTTTGATAGTTTGATGTGATGTTTATTGGTCGCAGTTGTTGATTGCGTTTTAGATTATCAAGTTCATACTCATACAATTTTAAATAATGAGTAGAGAGGTTTCGCTCTTTTGTGTTGCGGGTAGGCTTTTCATGTATTTCACTCATAAACAGAAGTCGCAATGCTTTATACCAACTATTTGGAATAGCTACTTCACAATGAAGCGTTTTTATCTCTTCGTTATATCTGTAAACAACAACTGCATTCGTATCTCTTTGTAAAGCAGGATAAAACAGAAGTCTGTCATTGTCAAATGTATAAGTAAAATTTTTTGACTCTACATAAAAATGTCCTATGTCTGTGTACGCATATGAAATACCATCTATGCTTAAGCCTATGTTTTGTGTAGGAGCGTTTGCTAAGTAATATTCACTTGTACCCTTTGGTATAACAAAAGTTTCTTTTTTTATAAAAAAGGGTAGGGCGAACTGCAAAGCGATATAACTTCTTTGCAGCTTTACAAATAACTCTTCATCGCTCCAGTGTTGAGACTTCTCCTGAAGTTCCACTCTGGTTTGTATGATAAAGTCATGTGCTCTCATAATTACTCACCGTCTCCAGATGCATCATCTGAATCTTTTGTTGCTTCATCTTCACTAATGATTTCCAAAGCAACAGCAAGCTCCTCTTTGAGCTTCTCATTTTCATCTTGAAGTTGTTCAACTATTTCTGCATTCTCTTTGTCTGCTTTTACAAACTCAATAGCATCAACAGAAACAAACTCGCCAAAGCCTTTATTGACAAGATTAAACGCAGTAACTTTGTCAACAATGACAATGTCGCCTTTTTTAAGCGTAGGTTTTGGTCTGGCTAAGGAGGTATTAAATACCTTAGCCTTAGTGCCAACATATTTGATAGCTTTGTACGGTTCATAATACACCTTTGCCATAACCTGCCTCCTAATATTCTTGTTTTGAAACAGGAAGTTTTGCGTACATTACTGTAACAGTAGCTTTACCTGTTGTAGCTACTCCGCCTGTAATATCAACAAGTACAGACATTGTATGGTTTGCTGTAAGTTGACGATTGTTAAAAGCAATACCTTTAACATCATCAACAATAGTTGCAGGAACAAAACGTGCTACATCGCCCTCAATACCAACACTAATGTTGTTATTATTATTTGTTCCGTCTGTACCATTAAAGGCTTCATCCACTGTTACATTTGCACCAATAACTCTAAACCCTTCAGGAATACCCATAAAATCATAAGTCTTTCCAACATCACCGGCAACAACATCAAAACTGATGAAGCCGCTATCGCGAATCTCACGCTCTTTTCTTTTTACTGTAATAGCCATAATCTATCTCCTAGTTTCCAGTTGATGCAACTACGGCAATAACACCATAATCTTTACCATCAAAGATGCTATCCTCTAAGATACCATCATTAGCACTTGCACTGTATTTTGTTTTAGCAAGCCCAAACACGCGGTCAATACCTGCATTCATACGACGAGGATCATTTTTGTCTTCCCAATCATAATATGCAACGCCCTGATCAACAACAAGACTACAAGAACCTGCACCTACTAACAAGTTAATCTCTGTAACTTGTCCATCTTTTCCAGTATATTGTCCAAGATCTGATTTTTTTACATTTCCAAATCCTACAAATTTACTTTTTGAAGTTAAAACACCAGACTGACGAGTAGTATCAGTTTTCACATCAAGCAAAAGTACACCATCCCAGAAACCTAATGCACCACTAAAAATAGGGTTTGTTTTCCCTCTCTCAAGAGCATCTCTTCTAGCAGCATCCCAGTTGGCATCATTTTTAATATGACGAGCCGAATTTGTTCCAACGAACATTACAAAGTATTCAACCTCTTCATAATAACCCATATTCTCATTTTGAGTCGTACGAACCGGTAAGAGTGGCGGTACTTCATTTCCGGCAGCATCTACACCAAGAAGAGCTCTTCTTTTTGCCTCTTCAACATCAGCAGTCGTAAGCACATCTGCTGTGGCAATGTTTGCAGTTGCAATGTCTGTATGATGTCCACAAGCTACAATGTTTGTACAATCAGCACTCATCTGTGAAAAGAAGATTTTATCAAACTTCATTGTTCCCCAGTTAGCAAGAGAGTTTTTAGCACGAGACTTAAAAGTGTTTGCGTTTCTCTGATTTACAATAGGAAGTGTAGAAGGCACAGCGTGCTGAAATCTATCAACTTTTACAAATTGTTTAATCTTTTTCAGTTCTTCACCACTTGCTGAAAAATCAACGTTTCCAACAGCTCCACTCTCGACAAGAGCATCTTCAAGCTCTAAGCCAACCACATTTCCGAGTTCACATGTTTTAAGCACTGTTTTAACGATACTTGTAGTATCTGCTTCACTTGTTGCGATGAAAGGTTTTACCTTAGAACGCTTTGTTACCTCACGAGTAATCGTTTTACTGTAACCTATTTTTGTATCGGCATCAGATAAAAAATCTTGTGCTGACAATCCACCAAAAACACTCATAATATTTCCTTGTTTTGTTTTCAATGCCATAAAGACATTTTATTTTTTTGCCTACCCTAAACTAAGTACAGAAACAAAGCGACACTTAGGGAAGGCTTCTTTGCAACTGTACTTAGCTTAAAGTAGGACAAACCTACCTCAAGCTCTAAATTCCCAGGGCTTTTTTCAAGTCACCGTCTGCAACGGCTTCCATGCTAACCTCTACACCACGGTTCTCTTTTATCATCGTTTTTGCTTCTGCAAAACGCTCTTTATCTTTTATGATTGTCAAAAACTTTTTAATAGTACGAACATCATCCTTAATCTCCCACTCACTACGTTTCTTCTTTTCACTTTTCTCTTCTACTGCTTTAACAACCGGTTCTTCTGGCATTACTTATTCCTTGTTTTAATTTTTAAAGACCTAAAGCCTCTTTAAGCTTCTCATCCTCGCCCATCAAATCGGCATCGGTGTCGTTGCTTTTTGTAGGTTCTTTACGAACATTGTTAACATTTGGAATATTTGGGGCTTTTACATCTTCAATTTTTGCAGGATGAAGTGAAAGGTATTGCTTGTAAGTATTTTCATACACATCTTCATAGCTTGAAGAGGATGAGAGTATTTTATTTTGTTGTGATTTACTAAGATCTTCATTGAAGTACTCTACCATTTTTTTATGGTCATAATCAGGATACTTTGTAGAAACAGAAACAATTGCATTTTGTCGTTCATAAACAGCCTCAAGTTCTTCTTTTTCTTTTTTTAACTCTTCTAAAGCTTCACTCTGAGAGTTTTTTGCTTCATACTCTCTTGCCTTTTCATTTACAAGTTTCATATAGGCGGATTTATCATCAAACTCTAGTTGTTGTTCTGCTTCACTAAGTTCGTTTTCAATGTTTGCAAAAAAAGCATCCATATTAACAGTTGATTTTTCAAGTTCTTCTATCTTTACATCAATCTTTGCAATATCTTTTTGAATAGAAATTTGCTCAGGTGTCACAACCTGCGTCTCAGTTATTTGCTTTTTCTCGACTTTTTCATCATCAGCTTTTTTCTCGTCTTTTTTTGGAGTATCTTCTTTTTTTTCATCCAATACTTTTTTATCGTCTTCTTCTACAATATCTTCTTTTGTTTCTCCAAGACCGAGCATATCTTCTAACTGATCCACAACTTCCTCATTTTTTTCATTTCCCATAACGTGTCCTTTACTTTTTTATTATGGGAAAATAGTAGCTACTTTTTTTTTATTAACTATACGCTCTAAATAGGAGGTTTGTATTTTATGAGTACATTGTAGGAGGAATAACACTGAAATTATTATCGCCTGCCATATTTCCAAGCATACGAAAAACTTCTGGGTTTGCAAACTCTACACCCATATCAGGTATTTTATTCGTATCTTCAAGACCTAAAAAGCGGACAGTATTCATATTTCCCATTACATTAAACATAACATCTCCTGCACGCGGAGCATCATACAAGCTCCCTCCTGCCATCCAAGAGTTAATGTCTCCACTTAAAAGAAGATTTGAAAACCCATTCGTGTCTTGACGAATAGTAGGATTAAATACACTCCCACCTGCATCAAAAGTTGGATCAACCATCCAGAAGAAATGTACATCCCATTCACCCTTACTTGCTTCGTTTTGCTTTGCTTTAGCAATCGCATATCTACTGTTATAATCATTAATAGCATTAGCATACTGCTTTTGAAACTCGCCGAGCTGTGCCTGCAATGTTTCTATCTCTCTGGAATGGTCTGTATTGTCAATTCGTGAATAGTCTGATGATAAAGCATCTGCCATCTCAAGATCATTAATCTGCTCTTCTAAAGAAACAATATTTTGAGCTAATGCATCTATTCCAAGTGTTCCTGCTCCATACAGACCATTGTCATGTCCATCTGTGAGCATATTTAAATTTTGTTGTTTAACCTGACTGTTAAAATCTGTATTTGCTTTTAACTCATCTGAATATTCAATTGTTTGTAAATTTTTTACAAGATTTTCGAATTCAGTATATGCAGGATTATCAATGTAAGAATAAGTTTTTTTACCATATTTTTCAGTATATCCTGTTGCTACTTTTTTCGAATAAGGATTTATCGCATTTTTTGGATCACCAAATTGCTGTAATATATCATTTGATGAAAATGCACTATGAAATAAATTGCTATTTGTTTTATATCTAATTGTCCATGTACTTCCATCTAATTTTGTACTCCACCCAGAAAGTTTAGTATCTACTTGTTTAAAATTAGACCAATCTACTTGTGCTTGTGATTTGGCTGCATCAACATCAAGATGCGCTTGATATGCAGCTGGACTTGAATATCCATGATTACTACTGTTTATATTATTAAAGATATTAGTATCAACTGTATAGTCGACAGTTATAGAACCACCGCCACTGCCACCACCGCCATAAACTAAATCACTCAAAACCTATGCCTTTACAATCGTCGTATCTGTAGGATTTGCGCTGACATCAACATTCAACCCTTTTACCATATTGAAAAATGCACTCCACATGTCCGAACTTATAACAAGCCCACCGGCTCCCATTGTACCTATCATATTCCCATAAGAATTGAGTGATTTTATCTTGTTGTTGTAGGTAACAGAAAGCCCAAGCTGTGTTCTTTGCTCATCAACAAAAGCAGTATCTTTTTGTAGCTTAAGCACTTGATTGTCAATAAGTATCTTTTGCGCAGCTTTGTTTTTTAAATCCTGCGCAGATTGTGCATCACGAACAGCAGTAGAGCTTGCAATGTCAAGTGCTTTATTCGTTTCTGTAACTTTTTGCGCATCAACAAAAGCAGTATCTTTTTGTAGCTTAAGCACTTGATTGTCAATAAGTATCTTTTGCGCAGCTTTGTTTTTCAAATCCTGATCAGACTGTGCATCACGAACAGCAGTAGAGCTTGCAATGTCAAGTGCTTTATTCGTTTCTGTAACTTTTTGTAAATCTAAAATTTCTATTCTTTTTAACACTTCCAATGCACCGATGCTCTCGCGCATTGCAGCAGCTATAATGCTTGCACTTGCAGCAGCTATCTGTTCATCTTCCATTTGTGTCTCTTTTTGAAGAGATTTCAGATTATCAAGCCCTTTTGTTAAAAACTCGTCATATATTATACTGAGATCTGTTGTTGTAATTGCCATTATTTAGCTCCTGCTGTTGTTTTTGTTGTATCTGTCTGAGTTCCACTTCCATCTTCTGTATCTGCAATTGTACTATCGACATAATCATGTGCATGTGTGCTATATTCTTCACTGCTAAGTGTTCCATCACTATTAAATACAATTGAAAATATTGCAGCAATAGTATCTATCTTCTGATTAATAAGTGCAATATCAGTATCATTAGAATCTATACGACCACTTAAATTTGAAATATCAGTATCATTGGAATCTATACGATCACTTAAATTTGAAATATCAGTATCATTAGAATCTATACGACCACTCAAAACTGCTATATCATTATCATTAGAGTCTATTCTGTCACTCAAATCTCCAACTGTTGTGCTGTTGAGCTTATCTATAAGAGCTTGCAGAGTAGCAGCTTTCCCCATTGCAACTGCCCCAAGATTTGAGTTTGCATCAGTCATTTTTAACAACCTCACGTAATCTGTCACTTAGCTCTCTTGCTCTTCTTGGAGAATCGCTTCTTGCCCACTTACTGTCAAGCATCTCTTCACTTGCCTTTTTAAATTCCCAATCTTCTAAATACCTCCATGTATTCTTAAATTTCAATACACCGACAACACCCATTTGATACGACATCTCATACAAAACTTCTTGCACAGGATTAGGAAGAGAAACAATAAAAGGCTTTGCATCTTGAAGATGTTTTATCTTTTGCTTTAATCTATGCTCAAGTATCATTGAACACTCTTGTTTGGAAAGTGGCATCTTAGTACCATACCCTACAGTATCAAAACCAAGTGAATCTTTATATACATGATCCACAAACCCTTCATGCTCTTTTATGCTTTTTACAATAGTATCAATCATTTACAAATCTCCTCATTATGCTTCATCTCTACAATGCACTCAAGCATTGCACTTATTACTTCTGTATCAGTTCGCCTACTAAAAGTACAATTAGTATCAGGTATAATGCACTTAACAGGGACATTAACCCGATATGGTTTATCCACATACTTAATAGTTGGTTTTGTGCTACAATTTGTCATAGTCAATATGACGAATAGCATCAATAGTGTTTTTAATATCTTTACAATCATTACTTTTTACCTCCCTGATTTTAGTTATTATCTTATACTTAATACTAGGCGGCTTTGCTCTCCATTCTAATAACTTCTTTTTTGCTAAACTCTCGTTAATTCTTGCATCTTCTATTTCCTTACTTTGAACATCTAAAATATTTTTATATCTCTCACTTTGTAGTTTGAGATTAGCTGCTTCCATATAGCTATCTTTTAGCGTATTTTGTAGATTGTCTATTTGTAGTTTTAGCAAATGAATATAAAAATATAAGCCTAATATTAAAGTAAAAACTATGCTACCTATAATCAAGTTTTTATATATATTTAATTGAGCAAACATTATTCTTCTACCTTAGTCTCAAAATGCGATTTAATTACAAAAGTTAATGCCCCAAATACTGAGCCATAAATAGCACTAGTAGCAATTTCTCCTATATCTTTAATCTTATTAGCATATTCAGGTTGTATTAGTTCATAAGCCAAATACATAAAATAACCCAATACAATATACCTTGCTAATAACTTGATATCATTTTTTTTCATTGTTGTTTCCTACCTACTGAGGTATAAGTAGAGATAGTATCGAGAAAATCGTCGAGCTTTCCCTCCATCTTCTCTACTTTTTGATTTGTATTTTTTGCAACTAATTCTAGATTCCTAAGATGTAGCTCTAATTCCAACTTAGACACAAATTTCGCCTCTGCTTTTCCCATGTCCAAGTGAGTAGCTGTGTTTTGCTCTAGCACTACAATACGCTCAACATTAGCGTCTGTTTTCTTAAACTGTGCATTAAGCTTTCTGTCTAAATCTTTTGCGTTTGAACTACTTTCAGTTACATGTTTTTCCATATCTTCTTCGAGCCGCTCAACTCTGCTTCTTAATACTGCATATGTGCCGATAATTCCAACAATAGCTATGGCAATGTTTACCATCCAACTCTCTAAATTCATATTAACTCTTTCATTGTTTTTTGTTTCCCATAGTTAAAGTACTTCTTACCAAATATCCTAACTGCCTTGTAGTAGGTGTAAGCCCACGCTGAATAATACATACGCTTAAATCTACCATCTTCATTCATTATGTCAAGCGTCATATACTTGTAAAAAGTTTTATCAGCCGTTTTTCTGTCTTCTTCCGTGCCGCCTCTCCAATAGCAGAAATCATGCTGATTGCAGGATGCGTGAAAAAGGAACTCAGGAGGATTAACAAACCCTCCTTTTGCCCCACATCCATTACAGATTCGCTTCTTTTGTTTAGGTGTTAAATCTCTATAATGTAACATTTTTACAGCCCTATTTTCTCTAGCATCATTTTTTGTGTAACTTGTTTGTCACTAAGTGCTTTTGCACTCAGTTGCATAAACTTGCTATTGTTATCAAGTATTGCAGTAGCGAGGTCATCAATAGTAATACCTTTCGCATCTGCTAAACTTTTTAGAAAAGGAGTATCGGCATTATTATCTGCTTTATATACAAGTGCTTCCTCTTTTTGAATAGCCCAAGTCTCACGCTCTTCTTGTGGATATTTTGTCTTAATATCCTGTAATGCAAGCGCAAGGTTAGAAGAGACTACGTCTAAGATTCTTTTAACTTGTGAACTGCTTGAAACAAGTACTTTAAATTCATCTTGCGTAATATCTTCACAATTAATATCACTTACCTGTGCATCAATAAGGGCATTAATATCGTCTTCATTCTCCGCTTCAACACTAACGACATTAACACCAGTGAAATAATTTACTTTTACAGTGTCGTCACCACCTCTAAACTCTAAAACAGTTGTATCAGTTTCAACCCTA